CTATTTAGTATATAAAACTGGCTTAAATTTTTTGTTTTTTATAGTAGCTTTAAAATCAATCACTCTTTGATTAGAAGAGCCTTTATAACGTAATTTTGGATCAAATAAACCAATATCAAACTTACCGTCTATAAGTACATCAATAGAACTATCTTTAATTTTATTAATTACGTCTTCTAATAAATATCCTGTCCAAACCCAAACAGTTTTATTTGGATAAACTTCTTTGAATTTTTCAATTAATCTTAATGTTCCATCTATATTTTTATCATGTAATGGTTCACCACCTAAAATACTTAATCCAACAATATAATCTGGTTTGGCTAATTCAATTATTTTTGAGATTGTTTCATCAGTAAATTCTTTTCCAGAATTAAAATCCCAAATAGTATAATTATGACAACCTTTACAATATAAATCACAACCGCTAAAATAGATTGCTACTCTACACCCAGGACCATCTGAGATATCCATTTTTCTAATTTGAGAATAATTCATATTTAACCTCCAAGAAAGATATAGGAAGCTTATTCAGCTTCCTTATTATCTAAGTGTAAAACTCTATCTTTAATTTCTTGTGTTCTACCTTTGTTCCAATAATGCTGGCCGATGTAACCACAAGTACGTCTAGCAACATTTAAGAAGTCCTTATCTCTATTTCCACACTGTGGACAATACCAATTCAAATCATCGTCTAATAAGATTTCACCATCATATCCACATTTTTGACAATAATCTGATTTAGTATTTAATTCAGCATACATAATATTATTATAAATAAATTTAATAACTTCAAGTACTGCTTCGATATTATTTTGTAGATTTGGTGTTTCAATATAACTAATTGCACCACCTGGAGATAATGCTTGGAATTCAGATTCTAGTGCAAGTTTATCAAATGCATCAATATTTTCAAATACAGGAACATGGTAACTATTAGTAATATAATTTCTATCGTGACCGTCTAATTTCTCGAATACATCAGCTCCAAATCTAGCCTTTAAACATTTAGCGAATTTATAAGTTGTTGATTCAAGTGGTGTTCCATAAATTGAATAATCAATATCTTCTTCAGCTTTCCACTTATTACAAGCATCATTCATATGTTGCATTACTTGTAAACCAAATGTTTTACCACCGTTACCGTCTGTATGAGAATGACCAGTCATATATTTAACACATTCATATAAACCAGCATATCCTAATGAAATAGTTGAATAACCATGATATAATAATTCGTCAATTTTCTCATGCTTATCTAATCTAGCTAAAGCACCATATTGCCATAAGATTGGAGCCATATCGGATAATTTTCCTTTTAATCTTTCATGTCTACATCTTAATGCTCTATGACATAATTCAAGTCTTTCATCAAAGATCTTCCAGAATGCATCCATATTTCCTTTACTTGAAAATGCTACATCTGGTAATGAAATAGTTACAACACCTTGATTAAATCTTCCAGAATATTTATGTTTACCTTCAACATAATTCTTTGCTTTAGCAATATTACCATACTTCTCGCTAAATCTGTCTGGAGTTAAAGCTGAACGACAACCCATTACTGAATAACAGTCACCTTTCTTTAATTCCTTCATTTTCTTTTCTGAAATGTAATCAGGAACTAAACGTTTTGCTGTACATTTTGCTGCAAGTTTTGTTAAATAATAATATTCAGAATCTTCATTAATATTATCTTCTTCTAAGACATAGATTAATTTAGGGAATGCTTGAGTGATATAAACACCTTCCTCATTTTTCATTCCAATAATTCTTTGCTTTAAGAATTCTTCAATTAATAATGCATGATCATGTTTTAATTCAGGTCTTTGATTTAAATACATGAATACAGTAATAAATGGAGCTTGTCCATTAGTTGTGGACATTGAATTAATTTGATAATTAAATGTTTGTACAGAAGCCTCAATTTCTCTCTTTAAGTCATCTTCAGCATATTTATAAGCCTTTTTGATAAAATACTTTTTAAAGAAATGACGTTTAAACCAATTTCTTCTATTTAAATGTATTTCAATATATTTCTTTCTACTTGAGTCTACAAATGGTACTAGATCTCCTAAATCAATAGAGCATCCACCGTATTGTGAACTTGCTACTGCTGTAATAATTTGAGTCGCAATCGTTGTTGCTTTACTTAACCAATGTGGTTTATCAATCTTAAATCCATTTACAACAGTACCATTCTGAAGCATATCATCAAGATTAATTAGATCACAGTTATGTAATGCATTTTGTCCAAAATAGTCTGCATCGTGGAAATGAATGATACCATCTTGGTGAGCTTTTACAATATCTTTAGGCAACAAAAGACGGTTAGTGAGGTCAGTGGAAACAATTCCAGCCATATAATCACGTTGAACAGTTACAATCTTAGCATCTTTATTACTATTTTCTTCATTCCAATACTCAGATGTTCCACCCAATAGATCAAAAATAGCATCGTCAGTAGTATTAGCTTCTCTTCTTAATTTATGAATATATCTATATTGAATATAAGAAGATACAATTTCTGGCTTATTTAATTCTACAAGTTTATTAACAATAATATCTTGAATGGCTTCTACACCTAAACACTTTTTATCGATATTCTTAATAAATTCAGCAATACTAGTTATTTCTTCCTCAGTTAATCTATGTGCTTTCTTAGTTTCAGCATTAGCTTTTCTAAGTGCAATTTTGATTTTATCTTCATCAAATGGCACTTGCTTCCTGTCTCGTTTAATAACTTTTTCCATATATTAAGTTATCCTTTCTTTTAAAATTTTTTATTGATATATTTATACCTTAGGTAATTAATTTAGCATTAGAAAACCCTTGAAAATATTTACATATTAACTCTATTTAATATACAAAAATTTCTAGTAATGAAATAAAAAACCAAGTTAGAAACTTAGTTTTTATAATTATTTAAACTTCAACAAGTGTTTGTTTTGCTCTTTGAACTAGCTCAATTAAATCAACATCATTTATTTTTATTTGTGCTTGAACAGATTTATATTGACATTTAAATAGTGATAAGAATTCCGGTAACCAACCTCTAAGATACCAAGTCAGATTATCGGTTTCTAAATTTAAAATATTCTTACAAGCTTCTCTTAATTGGTTGATTTTTTGTTCTGAAATTCCATTTGTAATATCATCTATTATAAATCTTGAATCTAGAGTACCTTCATATTGCTGATCTGAATTTCTTATCGCACCACAATTTATTAAGAATCCACTAAAACTTATTCCAAAAGAGCTATAAATAGTAAAATTTTTATTTTTACTTTTAATTTTATTTAATGAACTCATTGCAATAATAACCCATAAACATAAAGCATAAGTATATAAAGTAATAAAATTTGCATCAGCTTCAGTTATGGTAAGAAGACTCTGACTTTGACTATTTTCTGGAATTAATCCTAATAATTTGTCTTTAAATTCATGACTAGTAAGTAAAGTTGTACTTATACTACGAAGAAGTGTATTTCCATCTTTTGTAGCATTCGAACCAGCGAAAACTGGACATTTATAAAAATATCGATTTGCAATAAAAACTAATGATTTATTTTTTAAAAGTAATTCTACATAATCAGAAGAGCTTAGATGTAGAAGTGGTTCTTTTGCCATATTAATCTCCTAAACTCAGTATATAATTTAGCTATTGTTTCATTAGGTTTTTAAGTATTTCAAAATAGACCTTCGTAATTTTTGGATAACAATATGAATCTTTTAAATCACAATCTTCTAATTTAATTCTTCTATCTAATAAATATCTTGAGACTACTTCTGCTTCTTCTTTTGTCATTGAGATATTAATAATGTCTTTATTACCTATGAATTCAAAATCCATATTAATCACTTTCCTTTTCATTAGATTTTGATTCAATTTTATCTTTAATAAAGTTATCAAAATCATAAGGTTTAATTAATTCAATTATCTTATTATAAACTAAGTCTCTAGTTTCTTCAGTATCAAATTGTAACATTGATGGATCTTCACTCGGTCTATAAATCATAATTAAATAAAAACATTTATTAACTTCGTCTTCAGAACAATCTCCATTTTCTAAATCTTCATCTGTATAAGTATATTCACTTGTTGACATACCAACAATATTTTCTAAAGTAAAAATCTTATTATTAAACTTAAAATATTTCATTATTTGTCCTCCCAGTCTGAATCATCTAATCCAAATTCTTTTCTTAATCTTTCATTTTCTTCTTTATTGATCCAGCGTCCATATTCTGTTTTTATCCAACCTGGATTTTCTTTAAGCCATTCTTCAACTCTTTCTTTGCCTTCTTCCATAGATTCAACCCATTCAAAATGGTTATCTGGAAATTCATATTCAAACATAATATGCTCATCAGCACCGACTGCTTTGAAGTGATCTTCATACTCTTTATCATTATAATCATTTTGAATCCACTCTACAGTAATAGTATCTTCATAACCAGCAGGTTTTATAAGAATTTCAACAAAAGAATCTCCACTTGTCCTATTATATTCTAACAGAAAATTAATTAATTTAATATGTAAGCCTTTCTTTTGCTCTTCTAAATTAAATCTCATATAACTAGGTTCAATCATACTAATTCTCCTACATTAAATCTTCTTTATTATCTGATGTTGCAATAATAGTGTCACAATATTCTCTTGCTACTCCATACTTATCTTGCTCTGTCCACACAGCGTAGACAGTATCAAGACCGTGCTCAGAATGCGTTCCAAATCTTATTTTAACCATATCTAATAAATCGATAATAGCATTAAGTTTTTCGGTCTTAATATATCTATGAAGTTGCTTCATATTTATATCGTACTTCGGACTAAAATAATTACTAACTGGAACTTCTTCATAAGACTCATCTACTGTGATAGTTAAATTTATAGGTAAAACTCTTATATTATCTAATCTAGCATCTTCACCAGATCCACGTCCAGATAGATAACCGTTAATAGCAGCTTTCCATCCTCTATAATATTTAATATGTTTATTTAGATTAGCAAGTTCCTCTACAGGTATCCACCAACCTTTATCCCAAATATTCTTTAAATCTTTATCAAAGATAACCCATTTAGTTTGTTTTAGATCTAACACACTATCACCTCTATATTTTATAATTCATCACAAAGATATCCATACTTACAGAACAAATTAGCAACTATATGTCTATGACAAAAATCTTCTGGTTTTTCATAACATAATAGTACTTTACCTTCTAACTGTTTAGCTAGATCGTGTACTTGTGGAACTAGTGGTTCTAAAGTTTCTTTAACATAAGCATCGTAATATTGTAATTGATAATTAGGATCGTTTTGAGCTTTCTTGTCTAATGTCTTCCACCACCTTAACAAATCTTTAGATGGAGCAAAGCATAACATAGACTCGCCAGTAAACCAATTAGGTGTCCATCTTGCGATAGAGACTCCTTTATCACCTTTATATTTTCCAAAGTAAGAAGTATAAATCATTTTATTCTCCACTCAAGTATTCTTGTAATACAGTTTTTAAAGATAGATATTTATTCAAAGTATTAGTTAAAGTTTCAATTCTAGCATTAAATTTTTTATATAAGAAATTTTTAAAGTAAGCTAGGTTTTCTGGTGTCTTTTCAGATGCATAGTAAAAACAAGAAACTCCATCTTTATTATCTGTATAATCAAACTTATTTGAATCGATAGCATCTTTTAATACTATAACAACATGCTCACCATTTTCTATTTTAAAACCATAGCCTTTATCACTAATAACTTCGCACTCACGAACCGTTAATGTCGGTAAAGTAGTACCAGCTACCCATATAAATTTATATAAATAGATCTTTTCTAAATATTTATCTTCCAAAATAATCACCTCTTATTTAAAAATACTAGTTACATCTGGTATTGAATATGAATCAGCTCTAATATCGTCTGGCTTAGTATCTAATGCTACAGTAGAGATACCACTAGTTAAACTAACCATTTCTTGTTTAATAGTTATTTCAGGTTTATATTCTAATAATTGCTTTATAACTTTATCTCTTTCTCTTTCAGATTCACAACTTTGAGTAAACGCTTGCTTGCCATGCATTACATAAATTAATTTATAAGGTTTATTTTTAACATCGCTTTCACTATAATAAGGTTGTACATAATCAATATGTGTAGGATTAATTATCCAACCATCTAATTCCATTAAATACATATTAAACTTCCTTTCTATCTGTAAAGAAAAAGACTATTTCAAAATCACTATTACCAGACTTAATTGAATAGCTCTTAGGCCAACAATCAAAATATTTAATATTATTAATTGTTATGTTATCCATAAACCAATTCCAATGATCTCTCATTAAATAAAGATCTCCACCATAATTAACTTGAGATCTAGCTATCTCTTGCATCCATCCCATAATCTGTTCTCTAGCTAGGTCACTTGCTGGTCTAGCAATAATTCTACCTGTTTGAACATGAATACATAATGAATCAATATTTATAGGAGTATCTAACTCTTCATTAATAAATTCAAGATCTATATCTTTATATTTAAAATTCACCTTGTTCTCTCCTATCATCATACTCTATAGTAACATAAGATGTATTAGTTTTATAATCACTAAGTGTAATACAAGATGGCCAACAACCACGATACATAACTCCGTCTATTATAACATCTTTTTTATATCCGTTATGAGACCTCATAGATAATACATCATCTCTTAGCTTAGTCATATATTCAGTAAGTGCCATAGAACCTTTAATATCTGCTTTTGCTATAAAATGTCCAGAAACAGGTTGTCTAGCAATAAATACAGGAGCCCAATCTGGAATTTGATCTACTTCGTCTTTAACAAATAATAAATCAATATCATTATATTTAAAAGGTATTAACTTCTCATCTTCCATATTATAAATCCCAATTCCTTTCTACAGCAGTTGTAACTGTATTTGTTAGACGAACAGCTTTAGTTTCATTATGTAATAAATTATATATTCTATCTCTTTCTGCCGGATCACTATAATTAAAATTACGAATAAAAAGATTTAATGTACTAGTGTTAAAAGTATTAAAATAAATATCTAATCCAAAACCTATAATATCACCATTTTCTGGACTAATTAAATCTCTCTTCATAACGTATGCAACACTATCTAGATTAATTAATACACCGTCTTTAACTTCTACCATATTACTTCATCTCCGCAATCTTCATTTCATAACTTTCTAATACTCTATCTGGAGTATCTGCTATCTGAGCTAATACTAAAGACTTAGCTTCATCTTCGTCTTCAGCAAATACATATAAACCTTTAACTGGATCACCATGACTATCAATAAATAAAACTGAATAAATTTTGTTCATATTATGCATTATCCTCCATTGATTGAAAATATCCAAAGAATGTACCATAAATAAATTGGTCATTATCTAAGTCAAATTCATCTTCATTAAATAAAGATATATCAATTGATTTCCAAGTTTCTTCTTTGTCGATATCACCAAAACGACCTTTAATATAAATGATATCAATTCTAGTTTCTAATGAATCTGAATCAGAGTCGACAAATTCTATATCAAAATCTATATTATTTAACTCAAATTTCCACTTATTACCAAAAGTATGCTGTAAACAATAATTAGCTATATGTTCTACTTTAGTTTTAAACTCTGTCATTTCTTTAATCATAAAATCACCTCATGTATCAATTTAATATACAATAAAAAAGAAGTCAGATTAGTGACTTCCTTTATTTTTATTTTAAATTACCATTCCTTCCAAGTAGACTTACGAATAACAACAGTCTTCTTACCATTTAATATATCACGAAGCTCATAAGGACTTAGTGCTAAGAATCTACCATAAGTCCCTCTACAACAATATACTCCGCCAATATCTTTAAAGTCAGTACAAATAACAGTTCCATTCTTAGGAGTTCTTTCTAGCATCCAAACACCATAGTGACCGTCAGTATCATCTTCATATAAGAATTCATTAAGTCCTTTACGATCATCAATGTCAAAGATATGTAAGTTCTTTATATGAATTGCATATGCCTTATCATGAGTCATTTGATCTTCAATCTTTTCTCTGCTCATACAAGCAGCATCTTCAAGAGTGACAACACTCATAGTATTAGTAGTTGGAAGATAATCATGTTGCCAATCTAAATCGCCATATAATTCATAGAATATATTTTCTACTTCGTAATCACACTCAGCAATTATATTGCCATTGCAAACATCCTCAAGCATACTCTTATCTTCCCAACGAGTTTCATATCCATAATTAATATATTCTGAAGGTGATAAGGCACAATATTCTCTATGATATACTAAATAAGGTTTTGATTTATTACAATATAATAATAACTTATAAGTCACATTACTCACCTACTTTATTAATCTATAATAACCATGGCCATTCTCATCCACAGTATGTTTAACAATTACTTTAGATCCTACTTCACCTGTAAACCTAGATTTAGTAAATATCATACCATAGATTTCTACCTTATCAAAATCATATTTAATAGCATAGCTTTCAATAGCTAATAAGTCTTCGCTAGCAAATTTATAGTTACCATCTGCATATAGTACAAAGCAGTCGATTAACTCTTCAACACCATTTTCTGTTTTAGCTATTACTTGCTCCTCTTTAACTACATCCGTCTCGCCGATATAATAACCTGTAACCTTTTTATTTTCTATAATAATATCATCATGTTTATTTATTTCATATATATTTGAATTAGTTCTTATAAACATATTATTCCTCTATCTCATTATTACTTTACTTCTTGAACGCCTAGCTTCTTATATATAACGTTTAATCTTGCTGAGTACGTATCAAGAGTCTTTCCAATATAATTAGATACACGATTTATAAACTCATTATACGAATTAGCTTGAACATTATTATAAACAAGGCAACCATTCTTTCCTAAAAGGTACTTAAGTTCTTTTCTGGAAAAGATCTTACCAGCGAAAGTAAAACGCTTAGTCTCTACAGCAGAAAGATGCTCGTTTAATACATCTAAGAAAAGCGTTCCACAATATCTATAATGTGTAGCTTCACAATGACCTAAGTTATCACATACTCTAAGCATCTTACCACAGTTATTCATAAGTAAATCATTAATAGCTTTTAAGTCATTACAGCGTTCTTTTATCTTAAAGATTTCAGTTTCTAATTTTTTATAATATAATAATTTAGTCATCTTTACTCACCATTTTCCTTTAAATAATATCAATTCTATGAACACCATCTCCACGAATGATATGATACTTACCATACAATTCTTTACAAGATGTGAACACCTCATCATAGATACTATACAAATTAGATAACTCTATTGTTCCATACTGATCAATATTGTTTGCAATCATCTTCATGGTCTTCTTATATAACTTTTCAGTTTCTTCATCTCTAAAAATAAATTGAGTCTTCATTAATTATCACCTTTACCTTCTTCTATTTTATCATACACAACAACTATAGAATAATCTGAATAAGTATGAGTACTATATCTGCTACCAACTACATTTTCTATAGATTTCCAAAATATATTAGATAGTCTATAACCTCTTTCATTCCAAAATGGTAAACTTCGTTCTAGATCATCTATAGTTCTATAAGTCTCGATCATTTGTTTCATTATTAATTCACCTCTAAAACTTTAGTGCCTCTTCAATTTCATATCTTTCATCCCAAGTTATTTCATAAGTTTTACATAGGGCATCTAGATAACCTTTAATATAAGAGTCTACATCAGACTGAAGAATATAGTCTTCAAGGTTTTCTTTAATTTCTTCTATAATTTCTTCTTTACTCATTTTCTTATACCTCGATTTCTTGGTCTAAGATATCTTGATTTAGAACATTTAATACGTCTTGTTCAATCTTGCTATTAAGATATTTATTACTAAGTTTAAATTTAAATAAGTTAGAGATATGATCTTTATTAATTTTTAATGCATACTTCATAACATAATATCTTTCAGGATATTTTTGTAAATGATCTAGGACTGCAACTTCGCGCTTCATTTCCTTAATAGTTAAATCTCGGATTTTCTTTTTCACTATTCAGTCACCTCACATTTAATTATATGTTCTTTTATATCTTTAATAACAAACATAAAGTTAGTAATCCTATCTCCTACAAGTCTCTCAGCAATAGTCTGAGCTCGCATAGGTCGCTCAACACAGAACCAATAACCTCTTACAGTCTTACTATTTACTTTACCTTTAAACTTAACTTGCTTCATATTAGTTCACCTTTACAAAGTCATTCTTTGTATCCCATTCATAATAGCTTTCATCCTCACAGTCAACTTCTTCTAATACATAAGAAGATTCCTTAGTAACATGGTCAAAGTATTGAATCTCTACTTCACTACTATAATAACCATTTTGGTCTGTATAGCAAGGAACATAATACATCTTTCCTTCATTACCAAATCTAAAACCATAATTACACTTTTCAAATGTTAATGGAGTAGTAAACTTTTCATTAAATATTCCAGTATCCTTTAATTGTCTGAAATCTGGCCAGTTAGTCTCACAGCAATCTTGATAGTGATACCAACCTATTGAATCTCCATTATCAAAATATATTCCATAATCATCTATACTCTTTACCTTCATGTTCCTTTACCTCTTCTTTATATTTATATTATACATTAAAATTATTAGAATGTAAATATCTTTTTTAAAGAAAATAAAAAAAAAGAGCTTAATTAAAAGCTCTTAGTAATTAGTAGTCTTACCACTTTACAAGTAATCTATTAGGTTTTCCAGTTGCTTTGTATTCTGCCATAAGCTTATCATAAATTTGTTCACCGCTTAATCCGTCATATTCAGGCCAGGTCAAATCAAAATTAACAGATTCAGGTCCAAAGAAATGATCTAACCATTCTTCTTTAGTATAGATTTCAGGAGCCTTCTTAGCTGGTTCCTTTGGTGTAGGTCTTTCTTGTGTCGCTTTAAGTGAATTATTAACCTCTTCTAAAGCTTGGCTCTTTGTAGTTAATGCATTAAAGATACCAACATGTAAATGAATAGTAATATTGTTTTGAGCCATATTGCTAGCAGTAACAGTCTCTAGAATTAACTTACCAGTATTAGCTTCAACAAGAGCTTTGAACTCTGGATGATCATTAAATACTTGAGCTAATGTTATATCAGAATTTTTAACCTTTGCTGAGATACGATTCCAATTAAAGTTAATCCATTCATTTCCATAAGCATCGATTATTCCATATTCGAAAATATCTGAAGCTGCTGATTGATACATACCTTTACTAATATATTCTCTTATTTCATTTTGTACTTCGTTAATATCTCTCTTTGGATAAGTAGGCATTCCACTTTCAGTAAGTTCATCTTCTTTTGTATTACCTTTTACACCTTCATATAAATAACCATTTAGTACTAATGAGTTAATAGCATTAAATAAAAGCTGATGCTTATCATCTTCACTAGCGTTAGCAAGTTCTTTATCAATTAAGTTTTTATTCTTTGCATCTACTTGGTCTGATATTGTAATCTTTAAACCGTGATCATGATAATAATCCATCATAGCTTCATGTTCATTAGCAGCTTCTAGTGCATCAGCAATTAAAGAGTCTAATGCATCTTGCTCGTCTGGTTCTAAGTCTGCTCCCCAGTCAGATAACTTCTCGGCTGACTCAGCATCTCCAACTAAGCTATAAACAATCTCTCTAGCTGCATACATAGCTGCTGGTGCACTCTTATCAAATAGATCATACCAAAAGTCCCAATCTAAACTAGAGCCATAGCCAGCTATATCTTCAAATAGTGCATCTGAAAAATCTCTCATATATTTAATCTCCTATTTAGTTCATTTATTAATAATAAAGTTTACAAGTAATTTAGCAAATAATAAAAAGACAGATATTATTCTGTCTTATTAAAACTCTTTTAAAGTATTTGCAGTAAAGTATATACAATCTTCATATAAGAAATTCTTATCTATGTTTCCATTCTTATCAAAACCATCATAGCTTCCATAACCACCACTCTTACTATAAGTAATTACTTCTTTTCTAATAGGTAAGTTAGGATATTCTTTTTCTAATACTCCAAACAATTCTTGCTCTGACTTATCACTATAGCCTATTACCTTTGAGTCCCCAGCAGGATCGCCTTTACCTACACAATAAAAATTAAAAGCTTTAACTATCCACTTCATCGTTATTCGTTCTCCTTGAATGAATCATTAAGAGTATTAGAGATATCAGATAATTTATCTTTTATATCTTTAATTTCATCTTTAAGATTATTAGCGCTTTGTTCTAGCTCTTTAGCTCTCTGTGCTCTTTTATTTATATCATCTATTAAATAGTTAGGCCACTTATTATTTTTAAAGTCATAATATACATGCCAGTTATTAACTCTATTAACAATAGTATTAATTATCTCTAGTGTCTCAGCGCAAAGATTAATAGGGAACGGGCTATAGAAGGAACAACGTTTACGGCTCTTAATTATAAAGCCAATAGGATTTGCCTTCTTTCTAATCTTGTTTCCAAGCCTTGCTGAACTTACTAAGTATACTTCATCTTTAGGTCTAATGATCGGCAGAGTAAGTTTGACTGGCATTATAGACACATACTTAATTCCTATTGCACAGGCATCTAGAATATCAACTTCAATATCATTTATAGTTATAATCTTTCCCATGTCTATTTACCTCCTATGTACAGTGGAAGAAGCTTACTAGGCATGGTGCATCATCGCCGTCATAATACTCTCCAAAGATCTCTTTATATAAATCACAAACAGCATACTCACCATAGTACTCATCTGTTAGGTCAAACATACGCATGCTGAAATCTGAGCTACTAGAATACATGTCATCTTGTTCTACTTTCTTTAGTACATATATAACATAAATATAATTACCATTCATACCATCTACAATTATCTGTAAGCCTGGCTTATCTGCATTAGGATTTAAGAAACTATATTCTTCATATTCCTTATGCTCATCTAAGAAAGCATCTATCTTCTTTATGTTCTCGTCATAATCTAACTTATAACCTATTCCTAAATAATGTGTTAATTCTACACTCATAATTAATCTCTTTCCTTTAATCCTAATTCATTTAAGTAAGCTAATTCCTCTTCTGTAAAAGGAAGATTACTAATTTCTACATCACTCTTAGGATAGAAAGTAATCTCTTGTCTTTCAATAGGAGTATATGTATTATCTTCTAGATCTATCATAAACTGAGTTAGTACAAATGGATCGTCATCCTCATCCGCCATAGAATAAGTATATGTATCTTCATGTATTTCTGTTAATCTAAACCTGCCTATTCTATTCTTAATATCCTTCATACCGAGTACCTCCTTATTTATCTTACATATATATTATACCATATTTATTTTGAAATGTAAATACTTTATTATTCATTTCTATTATTCCAAAGTCTTATTGCTTTTGCTTCAGCATCTTTAGTACTAAACTTATAGCTATCTTCTGGATCGCGAACGGTTGCTCTAGGACCATATGTATTACAATTCTTACAGTATACAGATGTACGATAGATTCTGCCATTCACTAAAGCACCTGTAGCTGTCTTACAACTTATATCTAACTTAGTACTTCCACAGAATGGACATGGTTTTAAATTACTTATATCCATATTATCTAGCCTCCTGCTTTGCTTTCTTAGCAAGCTCTCTTTTAATTATTTTCTTTTGTTCTCTTAGGTCATAAATTAAATCATCTATATATTTTAATGCCTGTTCTTCTTTATTATAATGATCTGAAGCGTTTGAACCTAATGCATTAAATTGCATAGCCTTAGTTTGTAAGTCACCGGCTATACCATAATAATCTAATTGTCCAAACATCTTACTCACTCCTATCTTCTCTAAGCCACCAGGTCTTCTTATAATCCCTCTCATAAAATCTTGTTCTACCAAGTGTATATCCATTAGTAATACTTCTTAAACAAAATTCATTTCTTACAGTATCATAGTCAACTATAAATTCATCTGTTCTCCACATACTATATCCATCAAAGAATCCATATTTCTTTGCTATAAGAAGTTTACTTTCCTTTTCATTAAGTGCTTGCTTGATAGGCAAAATCAAGTTATCAACATAATCGTTGATATTATCATTTACACCATTACCAATTAACATATCTTTTAATGTTTCTAATGCTTCATTATAATCTTGCATGTTACTCACCTCTTATAATTATTTATACAACAATAATATTAGTTATTATTAATAACCTTATCTAAATCCTGTTTAGAAACAATATACTCTTTATATGAATATGAATGCCACATTGGAAACACTAATACAAATAAAGCTCCAATAAAACCAAATGAAGATTTACCTTTCTTTTGATTAGTTATTACCTTTACATAATTAGTATATTCATATTGATTTACCTTATCTTTATCTAAAGATTGAACCTCAGTAATAATATTAGAATTAATCTTATTACCTGTTAAGCACACCTTTCTTTCCCAGCCTGAACCTGCACTATATACATCCTTCTCTACATAAGTATTTATAAACATATAATTAGTCCTCCTTCTTATTCTAAGTCTTCTCTATTCTTAGACCAAGTAATTTTATAATCTCTTTCAATTAATTTAATAGGATAAGTATAATGCCAAGCTAATTCAAGTCTAGGATAATCATCCCAACCTTTATTCTCTACTTTGCATTGATGAATCTCACCATTATATTTAATATATACATATCCTTGTTTTAAAATACTTCTTAATAACTCCCACCATGTTGGAGCGATAGATAACCATCTACTCATTCTAATCACCTCTATCTTATTACAATTATATTATACCAAAAAATTGAGGAAATGTAAATATCTTTCCTCAATTTATTTTAATTATTTCTCAAAGAAATATTTCTTATTAAAGTTAGTAGCTTTAACTCTGTGAGCATAGGCAACTGTTGCAAATACTACGAAAGCTTTACCTCTATAAACTTCTACTTTATAATCTTTAGCTTCAACTTCTTCTAATCTATAATCTTCACTGTCATCGCGATACTTAGTTCGAACATAGATTGGTAAGCCTGCTTCCTTTCTTTCCACTAACATATCATAAAACATTTTATTAGGTTCTGTTAAACTGTTTGGATCGTAAGGATCTGGATATTTATCTTTAGTTCTCTTATTCCATGTTCTTTCAATTCTATACATTAAATCTTTACCTGCTTTAGAATCGGCTAATGCCCACATGCCCCAGCGTTGACGATGATAGTTTAAATAGTTATCTAATAATACTGTATCAGTAGTTCTAAAATCTGGCCTGTGACCATCACGATGTGTGCTGTCATAATTTAAAATATTATCTACTACTAATTTAACTTCATACTTATATTGGTTTCCTGTCACTTCAACTGATTTAATTACTCCAGTATAATAATCAAACCAACCTACATCAAATA